TGGACTAACTTACTCATCTTCACCGCTTCGTTGACCGCCGTGATCTCGCCGTTGACCGCCTCGGTGTGCAGCTTCTGCACCATCTCCTTGTACGCCTTATCCTGCTCGGAGGTCAGCGCGATCTGCCGGGTCTCGAACAGCAGGGGAGGGAGGTCAACACACTCGGCACGAGTGAACCGGATGGCTGGCTGCATCGCTTGGCGTACTGTCTCGGTAGCATTCTCCTTTGGTACCCAGTTGAACTGGCTGACCTGCCGCATCACCAGTTCCTTGAACTTGGTCGCATAAGGCGGCACGTTCGCCGGTACCAGTAAGCGGCATTGCGCCCATGCGTCGGTCGGAGCGTTCGGGGTTGGGGTGCCTGACATCCCCCAGCAGAGCCTCGGCACCTGCTTGTTCACCACCGTGTTCAGCGCCTTCCAGCGGTCCGTGCTAGCGTTGCGTGCCACCTGGGACACCTCGTCCACCATCACCACGTCGATGTCTGCCCGGTCTTTAAGCGCGGGGGCGATGATCTCTACGCCATCATGGTTGACGATATAAACATCCACGTCCTGGTTGAGCAGCTTTAGCCGCTTGTCCCGGCTCCCGTGCAGCACCGCACACGTTAGGTGCGGGAAGTGCTGGAAAATCTCATCCGCCCAGGTACGCTCCAGGGTGGACAACGGGGACACGATCAGCGCCTTGTGCGCCTTCTTCGACGCCCGCAGGAAATCATACGCCCACAGGGACGCCAGTGACTTGCCGGTGCCCAGCTCGCTCAGGTTGAACGCCCGGTTGTACAGAGTCAGGAACGCCGCCGCCTCGATCTGCGCTTTGAACGGTTGGATACCCGGCCCGCGAGGCCAGTCGTAGTGGTACCTGATCGGAGCCGGCACATCGAACCCCAAGTTACGCAGCACCTTGGTCTCCTCCACCCGGTGCGGTACCGCCACCAGCTCCTGCCCCTTGACCGTGATGACCTTGGCCGTGGGGATGATGTTGGTGATACGCCCGGGGTCACGCAGGCGGAAAACTACCGCCCGTTTCTTGGGGATCAAGATCATCTTCTAGTACCTCGATTAGTTTCTGCAGGTAGTGGGCGCACTTCTGGATTTCCTGAAGCTGCTCATCCTTGGTGCCCATTCGCATCAAATACTTCAACGCTCCATGGCGGTACGCACCGATACGCTGCTCGATAGGCCAGGAATCTACCACGTCCCACGGCTCTACACCCATGTCTTTGTAGTGTGTGCCAGCTATCTGGTAATCACTAGCGTTCATTTCTTCTTCCCCTTCCCGTACATCTCCGGGTGATCCTTGCGCCAGCCACGGTTCTCCTTCTGGCTCTTGGGTTGCACGTTGCTATCAGCACCGGAGCCGCCTTTCCCCAGCGGCTTCTTGTGGTCCAAGTCCACACCGTCCCCGATCTTCTGTTTGCCTTCAGCGATGGCATGACGTTGCGCCCGACGGCGGGCGACCTGTTCCTCGGCATGTTCCTCGTTGTACTTCTTCTGGTATGCCAACTTGGCGGGGGATGACTTAGGCATCAAGAATCTCCTTCAACTGTTCAACATCGTCAATAACAACTGCCAACCCGTTAGCAGCACGGATGGCAGCAAGCTCTCGTTTCTGGTTGGGCGTGGTGTTGGCAACCTTACCCGGTGCCTTGGTCTCAATGGCGATGAACCGCCCGTCGTGGCAGACGATGAAGTCCGGTGCGCCCACGCGCCCCATCCCGTTGCTCACCGGCATGTAGTAGTAAGCGCCGCGCAGTTTTAGCACAGCCTTAACGCGCTCCTTAACGCGGCCTTCAGGCGTCATTGCCATCGTCAGCCAGCTCCTGTTCTTCCAGTTCGTCCACCATGCTCCTGTTCTTCCAGTTCGTCCACCATGCTCTCAAACCTGCGCAGCAGCTCGTTCTCCAATACGGTCAGAGTATCCAGCCCGATGCAGTAGCGGATGAGTTCATCGTCTGACATACAGCGCACGTCTAGCATTTATGCTCTCCCACAAAATTCACACAGTGGTTTACCTGCGGGACACCACGCCTTGCATAACCCTGAGGGCTTCGCCGGCCATTTGTCCTGCTCGTATGCCAGCTCCACCCGCTTCACACGGGGGAGAAATTCGTTCCAGATATCCGGGACCTGTTCACGAGTAAACGACTCTTTATCGAACTTACCCTCTTTCAACCAGATAAATCCCGTGACCACCTTCTCTACCCAAGGATAGTGGGCGAACGCCATCGCGGCAAACAGCTTGAGCTGGTCTGAGTCTACCTTACGTTTACCTGTATTGTGCGTCACTAGCATTTTTTTAGTACATAGGTACGTGTGGTCCGGCGAGTCCACTGCAATACACTGTGTAGGCACTGTCGGTATTCGCTCCGCTGATACGATAACCCGCCTGAACGAGTGTCCACGTCCCCACGTCGGCAATATCCGCTCTGCCTTCCGTGGCAGTGAAAACGGGTTTAATCCGTTCTGCGGACGGAAACTAATCGGATACGCTGTAACAACTTTGCCAAAACCAGACTGCCGTGTGGACGATTGCAGTGGGCGCTGCCCTAACGAGCAAAGCAACTCTATCACATCGTCCGACAGCTGCTTGCTGCATGTGGTAAACACTGCCTGTTTGCGTGTGGGGTTTGCGTTGCCATCGCTATCCATCAGCCCTCTGAGTAACTCAACTCGCTGCGCAACAGACGCACGTAAGTAGGCCGCTGGAATATGTTTATTCCGAAGTACCCCTAGATCGCCTAAGTGCCCGCGTATACCGTAGACAGTATGCGCACGCGTGCGCCCACCACTACTAGCGTCACTGCTTAGTTCATATCCGAGCGACCTCACTTTCTCCCATACAAATTCGTCCGGTTTGCATATTTCGCCAGACGTGTGCTTACCGTCGCCGAGCCACAGTCCTAGAACATACGGGTGAATAGGTAAGTCAACCGCACAGGTCTCCAGCGGCGCGGCTAGCCTAACGGCTCGCCATTTCTGCCCGTACCGTATAAGCGACTTAGCGATCTCGGCGGTTGGTAATACTTCGCCATTTACTTCCCATAAATGCTCATCGTCGCATACGACGGTGGTAGTGTCATCAAACGTCAGGCGGTAGCAGTCGCGGTAGTGGACATCTGACTTACCTACGACACTACAGGGTCGACCATCTGCACCAAACAACACGTCACCAACTTTTACGTCCCTCATAGTAGTCCACCCGCTTGGAGTAGGGAGCTCTGTATCTAACGCTAGACCTTTCCAATCCAACAAGTATGCAGTTTCAGACCCGACAACGCCGATGTCTACGATGCCCCGGCACCACGCTGTCTTGCTGCCCCAGTCCGTCGGGCGGAAGTTACGGTCGATGGTCATACGCTGCTCGACGATCCGCTTACCCTCGCGGCTGAGGATTTTCTCGATGTACTTCTCGTACTGCTGCAGCTCTGGCGGCAGGGGGGCTTCGCCTTTAGCGCGTTTCTCCAAGGCGTTATGAACCCGGTTACCCCATATCGTCGCCTCGGTCTGCGGCTCGATCACCTGCTTGGCGACGCGCGTCAGGTAGTACCTTCGCGGACAGGTCTCATGCGCAGTCAGCGCCGTGTAAGACCAAGGTGGCATCACTCCCATTTCGGTATCCTTTCTCCGTGCCGGCAGCCGCCCGGTCCCGCTGGAGCGTTAGAAATCGCCTCCGTCACCGCTTTTGCGGCATCATTCCAGCCGCGAAAGTGCCCGTCGTGGAACGCGAACTGCTCACGATCCGGAGTTCCATCAACGAGCCAGATGCTTCCGACGCGGCGCAAGAACCTGTCTCTTTCTTCGTCGCACAATTTGTCTACGACGGCCCTCAATCTCTCAATCTCGCGCTGTGCGGCCTCGCGCTTAATCCGCTCGTCGTGCCAATTCTTGTAGAACTCGGCATGCTCGCGCTCAAGAACTTCCAGCCGCGATCTCATTGTTTCGGTATCCATCCTATTAACTCCTCGTAATGTGCCATTTTGCAATTGACATGATGCAGTCCGTCACAGCCGATCTGGACTGCGCAATCGTGCTCACCGCCAGACTTATCTATGCCAGTGAATTCGTATCCTGCTGTATTCGGCAATTGCGCCATCGGAATCAACCGCGCCGGTCCTGCGTAGTTATTGCCCATCAATTCATGAGGCATCCGCATTTCAATCTCCAATCACCTAACTATCGCTTCCACCGGACCGGCCGCCTGCGGCGTCCGATCCGGTGAAGCTGGCGTTAGGCGTCTGCCCAGGCCATTGCCCAATGTCTCGGTACAACTGCTCTAGTTCGCCGTCCCACGGGATAAACGCTTTCACGCTATCGTTCATCCCCCATTCGCGCCCGCAGCGGGTGCAACCTACCTGCCTGCTGGTGGCGCTGAAAACTCGTTGCACCACGTACTTATGCCCTGCCAGCGCACAAAACACCCGTTCAAATCGCATCTTATAAGCCTTTCTTACAGGTTCACGCCTAACAAGCGGCTAAACTCGGACCGCGCGCTTAGGCGCGCGTCCGGTGAAGCTGGCGTTATGTGACAACCGGCTTGGCACATTGGTCGCGGGGCCGGTAACTTGCCGCGTGTTTGAATGGCTCTCGCCAACGCATGTGCCATGCACGTAGTCATTCACGGATGCAAAGCTGTAGTCCGCTGGCATCGTCACGCCTTCAAGCGTTTCGGTCAGCACTGCGCCAGTCGTCGCGCAGATTGTCAATGTCGATTCTTGTTCCATTGCCATATCCTTTCTCCGTGTGTAATCTCGTTGTCGATCCCGTCCCAGAACTCAGCTAACAGCTCCGCTCGCTCATCCACTGTAAGGCGTTTACCTGCTGACGCGGC